GGTGATGCCTTACAAAGTGGTACAGGTGTTCTTGAGATTGCAGGTATTCATATCTACAAATCAATGAACGTACCATTCTTTAATAGGTACGGTACTAAGTATGCTCCTGCTTCAGGTGCATCTGCTGGTAGTGACCTTGATACAGTAAATCCTGGAAACATAGGTTCATTCGTTGAAGTATCTACTGAAGACGGACGTGCTTCTGTAGATGGTATCAATAACAACTATGGTAACTCTTCTGACTTCGGAAACTCTTGTGGACTTATCTTCCAAAGAGAAGGTGCAGGTGTTGTTGAAGCAATGGGACCACAGGTTCAGGTAACAAGCGGAGACATAAACGTAATCTACCAAGGTGATGTAATTCTTGGAAGACTCGCTATGGGAGCCGACTTCCTTAACCCAGCAGCTTGTGTTGAACTGTTCGCAGGTACAACTACTAAGCCAACTGC